ATGGCCGTGCCACCCAAAGCGGGTGACGCCGATAAGCGGTGGAACGCCGATGCGTACCCGCGTGGCATACAAGCACTACAGAATGAAAACACGAATATTGCTCTCGGACCATTCGTTCAGGCCGTTTCCAAAGCCTTGGCTGGGCCCTTCATGTCCGTGAACATCGAGGACCCAAACAGGGAATGGCCTGAGTACAACTACACCAGTGGAGGTGATCCAGCGAAACTTGGACAGTGGCGCATGGATCACGATCCCAGTGATGGTTGGACTCTCATCGAAAACGATTTCTCCAAATTTGATTCAACACAACTACTCCACGCCCACAAGGCCGAACTCGCGTTCTTCAAGCTGTTCGGCCCAGGTGAGACAGCGATGAAAGTGCTCAAACATCAGGGCATGACCTACGGATTTGGATCATTTCACAAGTATGAAATCAAAAACACACGCAAGAGTGGCGACCAAAACACTTCATCCGGCAACACCGTCATCAATTTTGTTGTTCATGCATACGCGATTCATCGCTTCCGAACCCTACACCCTGACGCTGACTTCAAGTTCAGCATGCTCGGGTTGGGTGACGACAATGCATTAGCCATCCACGGCTTGGACAATAAAATGATTGACGTGTTCATGAAAATCACGGAAAACACCATTCGAGAAATGGGGCTTCTGCCAAAGTTACAAGTAACTAACGACAGATTGACCTATTGCTCTTCTCTTTTCTACCCCTGCACACGCATTAACAGGGATAAAACGCGAGTCAACGCTCGCGTGCTGGGACCATGCATTGACCGCTACTTGTGCAAAGTAGGTTGGTCGGTGAAACCATTGGTACCACCAGGGAAGAAGTTCAGACACCGAAGTGGACCGAATGGCAAAGCAACATTAGCCAGATTGAAGGGCAACGCGCTTGGTCAGCCGCAGGTAGCCATAATACCTATCGCCCGTGCGATTCACAGGTATGTGACGGGAAACAAAATAACAGGCACCACTTCCGGAGAGTGGGTGTCCCATGCAGCCACGGAATACAAATTCGAGGCTACAACAGAGACTACTAAATATGTAAGAGAATATTACGACATCAGTCAGGACGACATCGAT